TGTTTATTCAGATGGAAACTCAAACTCAAAAATAACATTAGTAGATTTTGGTGCAATGGAAATAAACATTACAGCCAAAGATTCAACTAACTGGTATGTTTGGGGTAATGTACTTTCTGCTACTGTACCAACATTTGGTGATCAATAATAGGAGGTTAATATGGCAGGGTCAGTTTCTGACGTAAAAGCCTTTAACCACGACCAAGGTGATGCCGCTGCGGTTGTAGGTCCAACAAGGTCAAGAATAAGACAGCTTGTAATTTTTGGAAATGCTGCTGGAGCATTAACAATTACCGATGGAAACGGAGGGTCTACTTTATTAACTCAAAGTTTTCCTACGGGGTTACACACATTAAATATTCCTAGTAATGGAATATTAGCAGAAAACGGAGCGTATATATCCGCTTTTACTGGTACTGGTAATAAAATAACTTTATTTTTATCATGACACGAAAAGCAGATAAACAGCCTCCAAAAACAAAAAAGTATTTCCGCTCCACTAAGTCTGGAGCGGGAATGACTAAAGCAGGTGTTGCTCGATATAGAAGAGAGAACCCTGGGAGTAAGTTAAAAACAGCTGTTACTGGCAAAGTCAAAAAAGGTAGTAAGGCTGCAAACAGACGCAAATCCTATTGTGCAAGATCAGCAGGGCAAATGAAAAAGTTCCCTAAAGCTGCAAAGAATCCTAATAGTCGTTTGAGACAAGCTAGAAGAAGGTGGAAGTGCTAATGAATATGAAGGAAATAGCAACAGGTGTATCTATCGTTTTGTTTGCAGGTGCTATTGGATGGACTATGCAAACTCTCATTGAGGTAGATAAAAGAACTGCTATTATGGCAGAGAAAGTTTCTGAAAATCATAAGATGATTAAACCTTTGTGGGAAGATTTTATAAGAAGGAGCAAACCGAATGGCAATCTTGCGAAGCTCGATGACGAAACAGATAACAAAGCCTGGTTCAAGTGGAAATAAAAAAAAGAAAAGAAAGAGAAATAATAAAAGGAAGTCCTGTTAAATATTGTTTGGATTGTGGGCACAGAAAATGGTCTTGTAAGTGCTACAGAGTAACGGGATTCGAGGAGTTAAGAAATGCCAAAAGACGCATGTTATCACAAAGTAAAAGCAAGATATAAAGTTTTTCCATCCGCCTATGCATCGGGTGCTATTGCAAAATGTAGAAAAGTAGGTGCAGCAAATTACGGAAACAAATCAAAGAAAGCAGATGGCGGTATTATGGATAAACAAGCCGTTATCAAAGCATCAAACGGTAAAGTATATAGAAAAAGAAAAGCAAAAGATCCACGGATCGCAAGAGGTTGTGGTGGTGTTTTAAATGAAAGACGAAAGAAAACGAAGTATTCATAATGGCAGTAAGAAAGACAAAATCAGGACTAGCATTGAAACGATGGTTCAAGGAGGGTTGGAAAGATGTTAAAACGGGTAAGCCATGTGGTAGGAAAAAGGGCGAGAAAAGGGGTACGCCTTATTGTCGCCCAAGTAAAAGGGTGTCTTCAAAGACTCCGAAAACTGCTTCGGAGATGACTTCTGCTGAAAAACGTAGTAGAATAAGACAAAAGAATAAGTTAGGTCAACCAGCTGGTGCACCTAGAAGAGTTAAGTCTCTTAGGAGAAAGAAATAAATGGCAACATCAAATTCAAGAGATTTCGACTTAGATGTCGGTGAGATAATAGAAGAGGCGTATGAGCGTTGTGGCTTAGAAATGAGAACTGGCTACGATGCCAAGACTGCTAGACGTTCATTAAATCTTATGTTTGCTGATTGGGCAAACAGAGGATTGAATATGTGGACAGTTACACAAGACACCAAAACTATTACTTCTGGCACAGCAACTTATTCTTTTGATGCTACCTATGTTGATCTCTTGGAAGTTGTTTTAAGAAACAGCAGTGGTACAGACTTTACTTTAACTCAAATGAGCAGAAGTGAGTATTTAACTATTCCTAATAAGGCAAGCACTGGTCAACCGAGCCAGTATTTCTTTGACAGACAAGTTACTCCAACCATAACTTTGTGGTCAACACCTGATGCTACATATACATTAGTTTATTATTATGTAAGCCGTATTCAAGATGCAGATGCATTAGTTAACAATGCAGACGCTCCGTTTAGATTTCTTCCTTGTATGGTAGCAGGTCTTGCTTATTACTTAGCTATGAAGAAAGCACCAGAGAGAGTACAACTATTGAAAGCCGTATATGAAGAAGAATTTCAAAGAGCAGCAGCCGAGGATGCTAATAGCACTCCTTTAAAATTAACCCCTAGCATGACATACTATAGTTACTGATATGGCTAGATTTGCAATAGGTAGAAAAGCATGGGGATATTCAGATCGATCTGGATTTCGTTATCGCTTAAAAGAAATGAAGACAGAATGGAATGGTTTGAAGGTCGGCCCAGATGAATATGAGCCTAAACACCCACAGTTAGAGCCTAACCACCCTGGCCCAGATCCAACAGCCTTGTACCAACCACGAGTGGATGGAAGGTCAGAAGTGACCGTAGAGAATCTTCTTGGTCTTAACCCTTTTACGAGTACAGCTAGTAGTGCAGTAATTACAGTGTTTGAACCATCTCATGGCAGAGACACAAGTGACACAGTTAGATTTAGAAATGCATCGAGCTTTGATGGGTTTACAAAAGCAGTTTTGGAAAATGCTAGTGGTTATAGTATAACTAAAATTGATGATAACAGATATAGCTTTACGGCTAGTAGTGGTACGGCAACAAGTGGCACAAAAGGTGGTGGCGGTAGAGTTACTGCTGGCCCAGTTACATTGGGGACATAAATGAGTTTTACATTAGCAACATTAAAGACAGCCATACAAGATTATACAGACAATGATGAAACTGTTTTTGTCTCACAACTTAATAATTTTATTAAAGCTGCCGAAGAAAAAATATTCAAAAGTATTGACTTAGACATATTCAGAAAGAATGTAACAAGTGCTGTTACAACATCTGATCCTTATTTAAGTGTTCCTGCTGATTTTTTAAGTTCATTTTCTTTACAAATAACTTCTGCTGGATCCGAAAGTTTTCTTTTGCAGAAGGACGTAAACTTTTTAAGAGAGTATTCTCCTAGTGCATCTACAACAGGATTACCTAAATACTATGCTAAATTTGATATAGATAATTTTATTTTAGCACCGACTCCAGATGCAAACTACACTGTTGAATTACACTATTATTATAGACCTGCTAGTTTGACCGCAGGAGCAGACGATGGTACAACTTGGGTTAGTACAAACGCACCTTTTGCATTGCTTTATGGTTCTCTTATAGAGGCATATACATTCATGAAAGGTGAGCCAGACGTAATACAAAATTATGATAAATTGTATATGCAGTACCTAGAAAGATTAAAAGACTTTGGAGAAGCAAGAGAAAACACAGATGGCTATAGATCAGGTCTACCATCAAGACCAAGAACATAGGAGTTAAATATGGCAACAGCAAATGCATCAACCAATTACCTAGAGAGAAGATTATTACATTATATCTTTAAGAATAACTCTCTAAGTTTTTCATCCCCTGGGGATAGTATTTATGTAGGATTAGCAACAGCCGTATCTGCCGCTGAAACTGGTACAGTAACAGAAGCGACATTTACAAACTATGCAAGACAACAAGTAACAGCTGCAAACTGGACTACAATAGGTGATGATTCAACAGACACTCAAACTGCTACTAACTCTGGTAACATTGAATATCCAGCTTCTGGTGGTACAACAGAAACAATAACACATGTTTTCGTAGCCGATGCTTTAACAAGTGGTAATATTTTATTTGTAGGTGAATTAGATGCTAGTAAAGTAATAGCCTCTGGTGATATATTTAGAATTAATGCAGGGAATCTGACAATAGAGTTGAAGTAATGGCACTAGTAATATCAGATAGAGTAAAAGAAACAACCAACACTAGTGGAACGGGTACCTATACCCTAGGTGGAGCCGTTACTGGTTTTGAGACTTTTACTGCCAATCTTAGTGATGGAGATACAACATATTATGCTTGTACCGACAACACAGATTTCGAGGTTGGTCTTGGGACTTTTACTACTTCTGGTACCACATTAGCAAGAACAACAATATTAGCCAGTTCTAATTCTGGTAGTGCTGTGAATTGGGCGGCAGGTA